ATCTTGAGAGAATTCTGGTGTCCATTGTGCTTTTAACTTTCTAGTCTTAGCAACAACTGATTCAGATTTCATGTCTACGTTAATCTCTGGGATAGCTAATGAAGAAACTTCACCAGCACCTGGTACAGTAGAGTCTTCAAAGTCACCTCTTGTATTAGCAGCAGGCTGTACGTGGTAAGTTAACGTGTGATCTGTAGCAGCAGTTGTGTCTACGATCATGTTTAGTTTACCGTTAGCATCGATCTTTGTAAATTCTGGTAATAAACCAGCTAAAGATGTTTGGAAAGCTCTTACACCTTCTTTATCAGCATCAGCAGGAATATCCATTACGATTAAATCTTTTCCAGCTTCTTTTCCAGAAAAGTTTACGTCATTAACAGTAGCAGCTGCAGAAGATGCGATAGCGTGAGATGCAGATCCTTTTGGTTTTACTGAGTAACCGAATTGACCAGCTCCGTAAAGACCGTCTTCAGCTTCGTTTCCTGCAAATCCGTTTCCAGCTTTTCCATATAAACTATCAGTTGTAGCTCTACCGTTTACAGCAGATCCATATTTGAAGTCTAAGAAAAATACTAGCCCAGAAGGCAAGTTCATTGGTTGTACAGATACAAAGTCTTTTGCACTGATTTGAGCGAATACTTTACGTACTAAAGGTAAAGCTACTCCAGCCCATTGCTCACCAGCACCGCCTGCGAAAGCATTTCCACCGCTTGTGCTTGATTGTTCAGCTACAATTTGTTTTGCTTGATTTTCTAACATCATTGACATGTTAGTCGCGTCTTTTGCGTTTAATCCTTCAAGCAATCCAGAAGCAGCCCATTTGTCGGCAAGTCTAGATGCATCAGCTTGTAAGCTTTTGTATCCGTTTGCACTTTCTAATAGAGAATTAATTTCCATGATTGTTTTTTGTTTTTAAAATTTTTTAATTAAATGATTCCAGCTAATTTTTGCATTCTTTTAACCGCATCAGATACTTCAGATATTACTTCTGGCTTACTTGCAGTAGTTCCAGTAGCTTTGCTTGCCATACCTAATTTTGACTCCTTAATAGCCGTTTTTTTCTTAGCTACTACGTTTTCAGAAACAGTTTCGAATACCAATTTAACCTCTTTTACCGTTTCAGCTTTGTCAAAAGCAGCGATAATGTTAACTTTTTGTGCTTCACTTAAGTTGTTAACTTTAAATACTTTGTTAACGTACATAAGTTTTGCGTTAAGAAGGTTTACTTCTTGTAGTTGAGATTGTAAAGTGTTAATAGTTTCTAAAGCTTCGTTTAATTCAGAATTATCTTCTTCTTTAACTTCTTCTTCTGCTACTACTTCTTCTTCTACTTCTTCTTCTACTTCTGCTACTACTTCTTCAACTTCTTCTTCAACTTCTTGCTCTTCAGATACTGCTTCCAGTTCTGCTAACAATTCATCTAAATCGATTTCCTCTTCTCCGTCTACATCAGCTCCCATGTCCATTTCTGGTTCCATTTCTTCTCCTGCATCCATATCTGAGTTGTCAATTTCATCATCAGCTCCCATTTCTTGAGAGATAATGTCACGAATAAGGTCTTTTAGGTCATCGACTTCCATGTCTTTAACTTCTACTTCTTCTTCGTCGTCAGCTTCTTCAGCTTCTTCACCAGCGTCGTCAGCTTCGTCTTCAGATTCTTCTGAATCATCCTCTGCTTCTTCCATTGCGGTAGCGTCATCATTAGATTCACCTTCGTATGCTTCTACTTCGGTTACTTCTTCAGTTTCGTCAATCTCTACTTCGTTTACTACTTCTTCTTCAACAGATGAATCATCCATTTCTTGAAGTTTAGCAGCTAACATATCCTTTAAATGAGGAGTTAACGATTCTTCTAAAGCTTCTTTTGCATTAGCGATAGCGGCTTCTCTAATAGATTTTGCTTCAGCAATAGCTTGCTTGAATAAATCTTTGTTTGCCATTTTTAATAAGTTTGTTTGATTTCTACGATTATTGTAATCGTAATAGGAAAGTTTTTACAAAATTTAATACAGTATAGATCACTGTATATTCTTATATAAATATATACCTTTTCTG